AAAGGAATTTTTTTATGTTATATAAATAGAGTATATTTGCTTTTTAAATTATGAATATATGAAGAATTTACAAAAGGTGGTAGCAGTACAAGATGAATCAAGTCATTGGTATGTAATACCTATGAAATTAGAAAAAAAATTTGATGAAATGATAGAACAAGCTGATGGAGAATGGGATGTTATAGAAAAAGAATTTGAAGAATTATTTAATAAATATAGAACAGGAGGAGCTTTAAATAATACACAATTATGGGCAGAATTATAATTTTTAGTTTATTCATTGCATTAATGCTATATTTGCATTATAAAATTAAATATAAAAGAAATGGATTATAAAAACATTACTATTAAAGATATTGAAGAAACGGTTAATGCGTTTTTTAAAAATAACCCAAATACAAAAAAGTCAGATATTTTTATGAAAAATACTAAATGGATAGATGAGGATGGTAATAAATGTAGTAGCTGGAATATTGGAGGTCAATTAATTACAGAAGATGGTGGAGCAGAGTTATTTAGAAAAGCAATGAAAGATAATTTAAAAACTATTAAAAAATGGTAAAACCTATAAAAATAAACTTAACTACAAAGGAGTGTGAAGAAGTATTTCCTTTTACAAAAGGAAAGTGGAAACCTTTTATTATGCCTATGATTAATGCAAAAGATATAAAACCTATTATACTTGGTGATACAGAAATTGGAAAATTTGAATTTGCATTACCTAACAAAGATTTAATTAATAAAAGTTTATGAAACTAGTAGAGTGTATAAATGATACAGGATATAAAGAAGAGCATTTAAAATACATAAAGGAATTTCCTGTAAAAGGAGGTATATATACAATTTCAAAGAAGGTAGTATATAATGGAGAAATAGGATATGTATTAGAAGAACTTAATAACCCTCTTATGCCTAATGGGTATTTAGTTAATTTTCACCATAAAAGATTTAAAGATGTAAATAGCACTTTAGACATAGAACAGCTTTTAGAAGAAACAAAAATAATATATGAAAGTAATTAAAAATAAATTTTGAACTTTAAAGATTATTTAGTATATTTTTATTATAGGCATTATTAATTATAAAAGTTAAAAACAAACAAAATGAACAAAAACACACAATTAAAATTGAGTAAACAAGCAGAAGAATTTAGAGAGGAAGTTGTACAAAGTGAATTAATTGCTAGAGCAAACAAAGCAGAGTATGAAAGAATGCATTATTATTTACTTGCAAAGGAAATAGCACCTAAGTTTTTAGAAGCTATTGAAGAACAAAAGGCGGAAAAAGAAAAACTACAAGCAGATTTTGAAAAACAATTAAAAGATCAAATAGCTGAGCAAAACAGCCAGTCTGAAAGTATTTCTGAACCTCCATCTATTAATTAAGATAATAAAAACATACCTTATTGATTTAAAAATATTAATAAGGTATGTTTATTAATATAAAAGTTTATGAATCATCCTTTATTAAATAGTGAGGAAACCTATATAGATGACTTTGGTAACACAAGAATGTTTGATGTAAATGATCACAGTACTACGCAAGGTTCAAAATTTTATTTATATAATAAGGATTTAGGAGATTTTGATTTAATAAATACTGCTAAATATAAAGAAAACGAATTAAAAAAAGAAAAGATAAGGTGTTTAAACTCTGACCAATTAAATAGTTTACTTAATTTATTCTCTCATATTATATTATTCGACACTGATTTAGATAAGTTTGTATGGGATTTAAATCGTTTAAATCTATTATTAGAAGAAGAAATATCCTTGAATTTTCTAAATGATTTAGTAGATAATGGAGAGGTTAGGATAAAATTACCAGATAGAATTGTTGAAGTACACACCACTAAAAAAGAAGATTTAATACATGTTACTAATTAAAGACCAGATAATTATAAATAACAAAAAAGATGTAATGCTTATTCATTTATATATTAAATGTAAACAGTTTAATATCAATATATCTGATGGTATAAGAGAATTGTTATATCATATTTATGAAATGGGTGGCATAGAATCTGAAAAAGACTTTAATGAGCTTTCTAAAATTTGTATAGAAAACACTTCTATTAAAACTAAAAATAGTGTAAGAAATACTATTTCTAAATGTGTTATGTTAGATATACTTGAAAATAAAGGAAAGTACAATAAACAACTGTCTAGTGAGTGGGTTCCAAACATTATTGAAGACGTAATAGGATTAGAATACAAAATAACTAACTTTAATAATGCAGTATAGAAAAAAAGAATTACACAAAAAGATTCTTGAATTGCAACCTACATTAGGTTCTACTGAATACATAGAGACTTTATTAAATGAGGTTATTATAGGAATAAAAAAATGGTCTAAAGAGCCTGACAATTTAATATTAGATGTAAAACATTTTGGAAAATTTCATTACAGACTTGCAAAAGTAAAATCAGATAGGGCAAAAAAACAATTATACCTAGATGAGAAATATCTAAAAAACAAAGAGCATAGAGAGTATATAGAAATTACTAATTTTATTTTAAGTCTTTATGAGGGATACACACAGAAAAAACAAGAAATCAGACAAAAAAGATTTGGTAAAGAATATAAAACACCAATTGAATTAAAAGAATTTAAAATTTTAGAAAAAGAAAATAAAGAAAACAATGTCAATAAATACGGTTATAAAGTACTTGTTTAATAGAAAGTCTATACCAAGTCCTAGGAAAATAAACACTGAAACAATTAAATATTTTATACAAGGACATGTAAGAAAGTTTGCAAAAAACTTTGGTCTTGTAGATGACTATATTTTGGAACAAGCATCTGAAAGAGAGAAAAGAGTAAAAGCTCTTAGTCCTAGATGTTTTAATGAAGGGAAGTGTTATGCTTGTTTATGTTCACTTGAAGAAACTTTAATATCAGAAGCAAGTTGTGTTCATGGGTGTTTTGGAAAAATGTTAAAAAAAGACGATTGGAATAATTATAAAAATTAAATAATTTTAAATGTTAACTATAGTAGAAACAACAAAAAACTTAGGTAATATACCTTATAATGTACCTGTAACGGTTTCTTTTAATGTGATAAATGAAACGGCAGAGTCTATTAATATTGCAAGTGTTGGTGCAGGGTGTGGTTGTACGCAACCATCTATGTCTGTAAATCCTATACCTCCCCATTCTACTGCACAATTTAATTGTGTATTTAATGCTAATAGTATGGGTAATAATCATAAATCAGCTTATTATACAGAAGAAGGTCAATCAACTACAACAGTGTATTTTTCTGCTAATGTAGTTTAAAATAGTGTTATGCAATTAATAGGAGTAAAAGAATTTATTGAAGAGTTTAAACAGCCTTTTGATAAAATAGCTAAAGTTACTAAAATAGCTAAAAAAGCTATAAGAGAAAAGGGAGAAAGCACTAAGGATAAAGAGTTATTAAAAGAAGAAATAGATCTTGTTATAGCAGAATGGGATAGAAAAATAGAAAGAGGTATTAAAGTACAAAATGATTTATGCCAATTTGAGATAAAAAGTAATCCCAATGCTATTTTAGGAGTTTATAATAAAATAGAAGAAGTTGATTATCAGTGTGATAAAAAAGATTTAATACTTGAAAATAATAAAACATATCTTGAGAGGTTTTTATATTCTAATAAATATAAAATACAAGGATATGCTGATAAAATAGAAATAAAAAGAAGTACTATTAACATCACTGATAATAAAGTGGTTGAAAATATTTACAGGACAAGTAGTTTTAAAACAGATACAGGGTTTCAAGTAAAGGGTATTAAAATGGGAGAACCATTAGACAATCTTGATGATTGCAATTATTATCATTTTGTCTTACAACTTTCCCTTTATATGTATTTAGCTTGGGAAAGTAATAAACATCTTAAAATAGGAAAGTTATTTATAAGGCATATCAAGATGAATGATAGAGATAAAAAAACATCTGATGAATTAATAGAAGTTCCTTATTTAAAAAAGGAAGTAATGAAAATGTTAAAATACAAACAATTAAATGAGAGTTAATATATTTGACATTGATGCTAAAGGAAATGCTAAAATAACAAAAGCTGTAAAGGATATTTGGTATTTACAATACATAGTAGATACATATGGAGAACAAAATGCTTTAAAGCTTTTTCAGATATTTGATAAGTGTTACGACTTAAATCCTCAAACTAATGTATTTGCAAACTTACCAGAAGATAAAAAGTTTGAAACCATATTAAGAAGCACATATCCTGAACTAGAAACCATTATAGACTTAGAAGACGATGTTATTATACAGGCATTAGATTTAGTTGAAGAGTTATATGAAACAGAAAAATATAGAGCACACAAAGCTATTAAAATAGCTTATAATAGAGTAATAGATGAATTAAAATTCACACATGTATCTCTTTCAAAAGAAGATGGTAATATGGGTGAAATAAATAAAGCTCTTTCTGCTTTTGAGGATTTAAATAAAAAACTATCTTCTTCTTATAAAGAATTAGAAGAAGAAATGAATATGATTCAAGTTAGAGGAGATGGTAAGAAAAGAAGAAAAATACAAGAAGATTTAGAATAACATATGATTGTACCCTGCAAAAAAATACCTACATATAATCATGATACTAAAGAATGGAGTACAACAAGTTTTAAAGATCAACTTGAATTTGCCGAATTTCTTTTAAAGGAATGTTTTAAAGAGCCTGGAGAATACGCTTTTGATAAAAATGTATTTGAATGGAATAACCCTGCTAAAAAATGGTTAGCAGATGGTGTTTATACAGACTACAGTGAGACAACTCCAGAATATAATAATTTTTGGGATACAGAAGAATTAAAAAGTAGACTTGGAGTAATATGGAAAAGTGGTGATAAAATATGGTATACTACAAGAGATTATTATTTTCTTATTAACTATTGTCCTATAATAAATAAAGAGCAAGGTTATAAAGAAACTTTTGCAACAGTGAGAGATGGACAATATCATATGATGTTGTATGAAAAAATAGCAGAGTTATTTGATAATCATAGTGTTATATTAAAAAGAAGACAATTTTTATTTTCTTATTGTCATGTAGCCAAAGCAGCTAATTATTTATTTTTTGAAAACAGAAGAAGAATTAAATGGTTTGCATCAGATGACAAATATATAGATGATGTGGATGGAAGTTGGTCCATTCTTAATCAATATAAAACACATTTAAATAATCATACTGATTGGCAAAGAAATTTTTCTCCTGATACAGGAGGTGAAATAAGGCAAAGACAACAAGTAAAAACAAATGGTAAATGGGAATGGGAAGGTAATGAATCTTCTATTGTTGCAAATACATTAAATAAAGATCCTAAAAAGGGTGTCGGTGGTCCTACTTTTTGGGCTTGGTATGAGGAAGGTGGTATTGCTCCTTCAGCAGATATTACACTTCAATTTATGGAACCAGCATTAAGTTCTGGTTTAACTAGAGTTGGTTCATTTTGTATAGGTGGTTCTGTGGGTGATTTGGATGAATGTAAACCATTGGAAAAATTTGTTAAAGAACCAGATACATATGGGTTTTTTGGTATTCCTACAAAATGGTATGATGAAACAGGAGTAGAAAAAATATGTGGGTTATTTATACCAGCTCAATATGGTATGCCAGAAGCAACAGATGAGTTTGGTAATTCACTTCCTAAATTAGCTTTAGAATTATTACATAAAGCAGAATTTCATGGTTTTAAAAAAGGAGAATATGGATATAAAAAAGATGTACCAGCTTGGATCAAATTAGAACCAAAAGAATACATACTTAAAAAATCTCAGAATCCAAAAAACATTAAAGAAGCTTTTGCTTGGAGAAATACTTCAGAGTTTGATGTACAAGCAATTGAAAGACAACAAGAAATATTAAAATTAAAAGACAAAGAAAGTCTTTGGGAAACAAAACCTATAAAATGTAGGTTATTTAAAGATGCTGATGGTAAGATACAATATAGTACAAAAGATTTATCTCCTGAAATAGAATATCCTGTTAAACCTGAATGGGTTGATAAGAGAGGAGTAGTTACTATTTTTGATTTACCTAAAAAAAATGCCCCATTTTGGACATATTTTTCAGGTGTAGATCCTGTAGAAGTGGGAAACACAACTACTTCAAAATCAGTATTTTCTATATCTATTTGGGAAAGAGCCTATGAGGAAGAATATTTAGATGAAGATGGTAATGTACAAACTAGAATTACAGGTGACAAAATGGTTGCCAATTGGAGAGGAAGATTTGATAGTACTGAAAAAACAAATGAATATGCACAAATGCTTATTCAAATGTACAATGCTTATACATTAGCAGAACGTCCC